CCTGCAGGTTGCTTAGCGCCGTGGGTACATTGAGAGAGAGCCGTAGCTGGCTGTCACCCTCAATGCGCTTCTGGCGCGAAAGCTAGCATCCGGTTAGGATGCTATGAGACCTAGTGGTTGAGAATACCACATCGGAATCACTCCTCTGCTAGCCTGCTGGAGTTGCAGGCCAGTACTACCCTCACGGGTAGGCAACCTTTGGATGTACGACGTCAACGCTCAGGGAAGTTCTACTTCTACCTGATACGTTCTTGTAGCTTGACATCGTATTTCCTCGGCACCTTCTTAAGATGATCTCTGGGTCTCCCAAGTAAAGGAGTCAGAAAGAACTTAAGGAGGGCTGGCCAACCGTCGATAGCATCGGGGGTTTCCCTAGATACTACCGCAAGCCCCTTTGTAGCGGGGCGCTGGTACCGCTTAGACCAATAGTTGTAGGTCCTTGCATTCCAGCGGTTGGTCAATCCGACAAGACCATCGTCTTCATGTATCAAGGGCAGGCTTTTGACCCGCCCTCGGACTGATTCAACGATTGTCTCAGACAGACTGTAGTACCCCTCCGTCCAAGCATGGTTGGAGAAGTCTACTGTTCTGGCTATAAAGTCGGAACCGAGGTCCAAATCGTATGGGTCGAACTTCAGGTACAACGGGGTGATCTCAATCCCGTTGAACGCATCTAAGCCACATGACTCCCGGAAGTTTCCTTCACAGAAGCTTTTGTGACGATTGACGCGCATCCCGAAGCACTCGAGCCATTCCTCTACCTGACTGTGATGGTGCGTGGGAACGACTATGTCGTCCCCATAGACTTGCACCATCCGAGAGGCGTGCAAAACGTTCCTATGCGTCGGCGGCTTGCCGAGCTTGTGTAGAATACTCGCTATGGATATCATCGCGAATACAACACTCTGCACAGGGAACGTAGTTGCATTACCCATACCGGCGAACTTCGTGAGACTTCGGGCAGGCTTTTGGCCTGCCCTAACCTCTACGGAGCGGAACCTGAAAAGCTTTTCCAGGAAAGCTTCATGTCTGTGGAACACGAGTTTTACGACCTCGCTAGAGAGTCGGTCACTCGCACTACTCAGATCAAGGGTTGCCCATTCACCAGTAAGGGAGCCAACTTCTGCCAAGTATTGATTCGGCAGCTGATGGCTGAGAACTAGCACTTGCCTTAGAATTTTGCACTGCTCGATCTCTCGACGCAGTCCATCGTTCAGGCCCTGTTGAGCAAACTGGAGCACAACAGGTTCGATGGTGATTGTCCGACGCGAAGTCGAATTTTTCGCCACCGAGATGAGCTTAGCTCTCCCTCTCGGGACAGACGGTTGCGCATCTCGCATTTCAGATTGGAACCGTTCAGAGTTTAATCCGAACAGATCTAGTCCTAGGCCACTAAGATCGTCTGTAGAACACAGACTATCCCAGATGGCCCTCCACTTGGAGTTTGCAAGATGTCCTTCAGCAACCGCCCCGGGCCCGTGCTTAAGACTGTATTCCGAATCGAGTTCAAGATTTGGAAGTATCGTCTGACAGCACATCTTCAGAAAATGACTTCGAGTGTCATCGAGTTGTAACCCGACTAGCTCGTCGTCAGTACTGAAGAATTTGGTCTTTGCCTTATTGTCTAAGGCCTCGGTGCTTTCCTCCGAGAGACCAAATTTCTTAAACAAGTAGAGGATCTGCCGCACGCTTTTAACGCAGGACATATCATAGTCTTGCCTAAGATGACCGGTAGATTCGTCGAACACCCTTGAGACAATACCCGAGAGAAATTTCGGGATTTGTCGTCCTCGGTTTCTTGCGAAACCGGGAATATGCTCAAGGCACCTCTTGGCAAGCCCTCTGTCGAAGGCTAGCCCAAAGGCAGGGAGAGCGTTAGTAAGGAAACTAACGCCCTCGTGTTCAACTCTATACTCGATCGTAAGAAGATCACGATCGAGGCCACTCAAGTCAGGATCGAACCTCTTCACATCAGTAAAAAGGCTCGAGATGATGCATAGCGGTCTGTTACCCATCACGGAAGAACTCCGAAAATGGAACCGTAACAAACGCTGCAAGGCAGTTAAGCCTCTTCGAAACCCGTCAAGTCTATCGACGCGAATCGACCATCCTTGGTACGCCAGCGCACTCCCGGTAGGGAACGCTGATGCACTACCACGGGCTCGTTAGAGTCGTGGCAATAGGAATGGAGGCCCTTGATCACTGAGTTGATAGCATCCAGTCGAAGGATGCCAACCCAGCGATCTCGGTCCCAATCACTGCGTGGCTGGCCAAGACCGAACTTTCCCACGATCTCCGAGTGTGCTCGGTTAACCATTAGCTCAACTTGAGCTTCTAGTTTGCCGATACACTGGGGACATAGGGCTAATCCGGTCCAACCAGAATACGCATGAGGCTTTGTACTGCACGACGATCCACAGACGTTGCACCGCCGGCGTAGTTTGGTTACTGCACTCATTGTACTGTCCTTTCAGATTGATTGGATGGTCCGCAAAGTGCAGACCCGTACTACGACTGGCTGAGCAGCCAGCTGGAGATCGTGACCTCCGCGTCCTGGAGAATATCCAGGAGGGCGTTCACTAGAGCGACCTTTTCGGTCAGTGTCCACCCAAAGGGCGGAACGTTACACTGCAAAGTGACTGATGCAGTCTGCTTTGAAGTGCCACCGGTATAGGGGTTGACGGCGTCTTTCACCTGATTGACTTTCAGGAAATGACGTTCGACTACCTTTCCATCCGATGGAGTGTGCGTAGCGATGACGGTAAAGCTACCGGCATCGTCACGACGTTCCGAGCCGTACCCGTCGCTTTTGACGACTCTCAGAGTGAGAGCCGGCGTAGGCGCACGGGCGGCAATGGTCACGGGGTCTGCTAGCATTTGTTAAGCACCTTGAGGTTAAGCATCGAACCAACACCATGTTGGATCAATGTATCTAATCACTAGGACTTCGCAAGAGCGAGAGCCCCGATGATGGCAGCCTGGTAACTCGTGAGAGTTGCCTGGTCTGATGTAAATCTCATGCCTGGAATAGATCCAAACGACTTACGGAGTTGGTATTTATACTCCAGACGAGATGCATGGTTAACTGGCACCTGGAAATGGGTGTCAATCAACCGTACTCCGTCAACAGTAAGTCGTCGGGTCTGAGACACTTCGCAACGATAACTTGTACGGACAACACCTTCGGAGACGTAGGTGATAAATCCGTAGTTGATAAGGTTATTGTCCCCATTGATCATCTCGACAACGTCGAGATACTCACCGAGGCCAGTGAACCAATCAAACAACCAGGACCATGGCACCAAACGATAGATGTCAATGAGCCTGGGCAAGTTACCTTGTAAATCGTCGTACAGAAGGGCCTTTAACTGGTCCCTCTTAACGCCTTTAAACAAGGGAATCTCTAAGAGCGGGAATCGCACGTTGGCGTTTACCATCCCACGGACCGTAACCTTTCGGCTCCAGTCGGTGGTAGTTGACGTGTTAGATTCCAGGTTAAGAGCTTCGTATGCGAAAGCTGGAGGATTCGGGACGGGTTCGTTGTAACTGAACTTCGTCCTGAACGTGGTGGGCTGCCCGTTTCTCTGGAGACGGTAGTTAACCATCTTAGTGAGTTTCTCCGGCAAATCCACCAGCCGCTTTAAGTCGTC